CTACTCAGTGGAATAACTATCTCAAAATGGAGTTGATCCTATTCGTTACCATGATAGCAGCTGTTTTGGCAAACCCTACTCCTGAGAGATGCTTCACTGGTGGTACAAAGCTACTAGAGTCCAAATCTCCACAAGCTATGACGTATGTTTGTCTGAAAGATGATATAAGCTATGTTAAATCGGAAGTAGTTTCAACTGATGAGAAAGACAAAAATGGCAGAACTCTATTTTTAAATACAGTCTTTAGGAAAATACAAATAGATGACTGGCAAAATTGCCGTCCAGAAAAGCAAGTTGGTGGACCTATTATGATCATATCATTTGATGAGCATGGTTCTATGGAGTCTGAAGACTATGTTTGCAAGAATGATTGTGAAATTAAACTGGATAGAGATGCAGGGCTTATTAATTTGGAAACTTCAACCTTGAATTATTATCAAATTTCAGGAACCACTAAGGTGTCAGGATGGTTCAAGACACGAACTAGTATCTCATTAAAACATACATGTGAGAATATAAAAATCCAGTGTGGTGAGAAAAGTATACTTCTCCATGCATGTTTCAAGAACCATATGGAGTGCTACCAGTTTTTGATTAGCCACATGCTTCCAAAAACATTCTCCAGCAGTGTGTGTGCTAATCTGGAGATAATCATACTGACAGCATTTTCCATAATTGCTTTCTTGTTGTTATCAATCTTGACTAAAACCTATATTTGTTATATACTGTTGCCATTCTTCATACCATGTACATATATATACTCTAAACTCTATATGAAATGTTGTAAGATATGTAACAATTGCGGGCTTCGGTATCATCCATTCTCACCTTGCGGGAAGATTTGCGTATGTGGCTCTGTTTATGATTCAAGTGAAAGGATGAAGATCCATAGGCAAACTGGATTATGCCCAGGATATAAATACATGATGTCTGCAAGGTTCATGTGCAAGTCAAAAGGCTGGAACATGATAGTGGCAATTCTATTGTCTGTTCTGTTTTTCTCATTTATTACACCTATAGGGGCAAACTCAACCTGTTATACATTAGATGAGTTTCCTGATATGTACATTAATAGTATAAAGAACATGGAATTTATTAAGGCTTACTTATTTTACTGGCTAGCTGTCAACTCGTTACTGCTTTTAATATTTATAACTGTCATAATTACTATCCACTATTTTGAACACATTTACCTAAGACCTTACATATTCAAATGTGAAGATTGTAAAATGTTCCACAGCAAACACAGGTTGGTAATAGAAGAGTTTGGTACTAGCAGGTGTGGATCATGTACTTGTGGTTGCCCAGATGACCCGCCCATGGTTCACTTCCACCAGACCAGTAGGCAATGTGTCTTGAAGTATATAGTTAAGATCTTAAAGACTTATTCAATATGTATCATATTATACTGCTTCATATCTAGCACCACAATTGGAGCAATAGCAACTGAAGTAGGAGTTTGTGATGATGATCCGATTGATACAGAATGCTGGGGGCTTAACATTGAGAAGGATATCATCTCAAATAGAAATGATATAAATGGAACCTTGAGAAAAATGTTTCCTGATATGACTGAAGAGGAACTCAATATTGCACACACAGATTATGCTACTTATCCAGATTTTTTAATTGAAGCTAGATCATATGATGCTTTAAGACCTAAACAGATTTTAGAGGCTGTTTACTTTTCTAGAAATAGTTTTCACCATATAACTGGTGCAGATCAAAGATATTACATCTCTTGGAAATTAAGAACTAGAGTGTTAGAATTGAATACATGTAAGTTAGTTGCTAAACCTTATCCATGCAAATGTATCAGCATTGAAGAAGAGTGCACAGAATTTGCCTTAAAAAAGTTTAGATCTGCAAACTTAGATAATTATTTGACCGACCAGACAAAACTAAACTGGGATAGACTCAAACTCCAGGATGCAATGTACGAGTTTATGCCTCCTACAGTAGTCCATAAATATATTTCAATAGTAGAATCAAAAAATAAAACAATGATAGATGGTTTTAGTCATGATATATATCAAATGTACACAAACTACCCGTATATTCTGAATTTTATGTATTTACTCATGAATATCACGTCTAGAAGCCAAGATTTCTCCATAAGTGCACTTCTCCAGAACCAGACGCATGCTACCACACAGATATTGAATAGAGGCTTAGTAACAATTGAGAGCCTAGAGTTGGGTTATAGGAAGACATGCAAAAATCCCAAAAGATATTTCTGCAAGAGCGAAAGAGTCGGGTTAGTTGCAACAAAACCTTTGCTGGTATGTGACAGAGACACATCCAATGGAGAAACCAAAAGAACCCTACACAGATGGTCTCAGGATTTAGTTGAGGTTGACCAAAGCATTATTTGTCGAAAGGATTATACATGTAGCTCTTATTTTGACAATTCCACTGACATTGAACTTCAAACAATAACCAAAAAAAAGCAGAGATGTAATGAAATCGCAAAGGTCTATGATCCTGTTTACAATCAAGCCATATCAAAATGTAAAATGGTTGAGAAGGGCTTCTGTAACTTCAATGGCAATCCCAAACAAATAGTCAAATGCTCAGACAATACGTTGGTTGAACAAATTGCCACCGGAAATTATTTGAATGATATGAAAATGGACCAGGTATGTTTTAAAACTGACTGCGGAGACGTGAAAAGGATCCATCCAGACAGTCTGACTAACTGCACGATAAATGTACCCAGACAGCTCCCGGTCCATATAGACAGGGTAGACACAAATGATTTCAAAATATACAAAGCTCACCTGGAGGAAGACTTCCTAACTACCCTAAGCAAATTTTACTTTATGCCTACAAAAGGGCTTCCCCATATAGTGCCTGATTTTAGGCCAATCTATCTTAGAGGCACTGAGACAACAGATGGTCTAGAGTCATCATACTTTGAAATTGAAATGATTGCCCTTTCAGGGAAAGCTACAGGAATAAAGCTTTATGCTTCAAATGACTTATATTTGTTTGATGTAGTAATTTATGTTCAGGCAGCTAATGTTACTAGTACCTATGTGCCTATATATAGAACAGGACCGACCCTGACGTTCAATGTTAAACATGAGGAAATTTGCACTGGATTATGCCCATCTGATTTGCCTAGAGCAGACAATACATGGATGACATTCTCAAAGGAATCAACATCCACATGGGGTTGTGAGGAATTTGGATGCCTTGCAATAGGCGAAGGCTGCGTATATGGGCAGTGTAAAAATGTAATTAAACCTGAAAGCGAAGTATGGGAGAAGCAAAGTGAAGAAAGGATTACACTAAACCTATGTATCACCACATCTTATGAATACTACTGTAAGGAAATAGAATCAACTGTCCCACTTATAACCAACAAGATAGAAGCTCAATTCAACACTATTGAATCTTTTAAACATCCGGAACGAATACTAATACGCAACCATATTGCCTTTCAGGGACAAATCAATGGGCTTAGGGAGTACAACTCTTATTGTGGGAATGTGCAAATTGTAGGGTCCACAACTATGGGAATGGGTATTCCAAAGATGGACTACAAGTGTCATGCTGCATCCAGGAAAGATGTGATAGTGAGACATTGTTATGACAACAATTATCTTTCTTGTTTGGAGTTAAAGCCCCTACCAAAAGACATGATTGAGTACGAAACTGATAAACTTTTGACCCTCAACACACACAACAAAATCACAGGCACCTTAAAGCTAAAAATCAAATTAGGAGACATACAATATAAGCTTTTCCAAGAGGATACTAAATTAGATATCACAGGAGAATGTGTAGGATGTATAGACTGTATAGACGGAATCACATGTAGGCTAGAAATCCCCACTTCAACACAATCGACCTGTACAATAAAATCTAACTGCGAGACCTTTATAAATAGAATAGTCATTAGTCCTAATGACAAAAATTACCATCTGAAGTTCCAGTGCAGAACCAAAACCGATTATGTAAGTCTGGACATATGCGGCAACAAAAAAGATATTTCACTGAAGCTTAGTTCTGTCAAGCCTCAGCTCGAGGTTCTTCCGCAGGCTGAATCTGCATATGTCAAGGAGAGAGATGACAAATGCAGCACTTGGCTTTGCAAAGTCAAAGACCAGGGAATCGGGTTCTTGTTCAGTCCTTTCACAGGGTTCTTTGGTGAAGTTTGGCACTATGTAGTCTTATTCCTTGCAGTGATGATAACTTTCTTCATTGTAGTATACATATTAATACCATGCTTGTTCAAGTGCAGGGATATCTTAAGAAAGCAGCAGGCAGAATTCATTGTAGAGAGGAAACTAAGATAAGTGCTTAGATAGATACCATAATTCAGATGTAACATTCAAGACTTAAAAGGGTGGGTGGGCG